CACAACGAAAACGTGTACGACAGCGACCCGATCCCCTGTTTCACCGCTGGCTATGGTGTCAACTACCGCAAGGCTGTTGGTGGTCTGACTGAAGGTATCGACTTCGCTACCGACGCCCAGGCCCTGAAAATGAAGTGGGTTTTGTCCAACATCGCTGACTATATGCTGACTGGTGACACCAGCATTAAAGTGGATGGCGCAACTGGTCAGGGTATCCGCAACCACCGCAACACCTATCAGATCAACATGGGCTCCGGCACCGTTGGCGGCGTTGTTGGTGCGAACATCGACATCACCACCGCAACCAACGACCAGATCGTTGCGTTCTTCAACCAGTACGTTGCCGCCGCACTCGACAACAACTACGTTGACCGCATCGATGTTCTGTGGGTTTCCCCTGAAATCATGCGCGTCCTGGGTCGCCCGTACAGCACCTCCGGTCAGTTTAAGGAAGGCACCCTGAAGGATTATTTGATGACCTTCGGTCGCATTGGTGACATCCGCCGCACCTTCAAACTGACTGGCGGCCAGCAGATGTTCGGCTATGTCCGCAGCTCTGACTTCGTTCGCCCGCTGGTTGGCGCGTCTGTTGCTGTAGTTCCGATGGTGCGTAACACCCCGTTCGACAACTACAACTTCATGATTTACGGCGCGATGGGACTGCAAGTACGTGCAGACATCAACGGTAAATCCGGTGTGTTCAACTTCTCTGTGGTCGCCTAACGGCTGATTCAGTGTGTTATTATGAAGGGGCTTAGGCCCCTTTTGTTTTGGAGATTATTCAATGCCACGTTACAAACTAACTCAAGATTTCGGCGGGATGAAGGCTGGCGATGAGATTGTTACAGAGCATCTCAGTGACATGCTGAAGCCTGTTGCGGTAGAGGTTGAAGAGGCGCAGCTCGAAGTTGCCACCCCTGATGCTGCCACTGATAAGCCTAAGCGCCAATACAATAAGCGCCAAGAGGCCGAGTAATGGCAACCGTCACCCAGCAGGAAGCGGCGCAATTCATAACGAAGCTGGGTTTTGAGCCGCTAACTCAGATTGAGTTTGACGCATTTATCGAAGTGGCAGATGGCTATGATGCTGCATTCGCTGCCGCTGGTTACAGCGACGCAAAGATTCGCCAAATCAAGCTGTACTTTGTCGCGCTGCAATCTATCAATGGCGTCCGTCAAACTGCATCACAAAGCGTTGATGTGCTTAGCAAGTCGTACAAGTGCGGGACGCTTGAAGATACCTACGACTGGCTTTCGATTCGCCTGTCTGAGGCTGACCCTGACGGAATAGTTGATATTCCAGCTCAAGGTGGCGGTAGCGCATTCATGATGACAGTTGGAGGTTGTTATGAGTAACGGAGGAGAATACAAATATCAGTGCGACAAGGTATTGTTGAGCCGCGGAAATGGAGAGAGGGTATCGCGCTGCGATGTTTCTGCGTGGTGCGAGCGCAAGCGCGACGAAGCCAAGGATGGCGAAACGGCATACCACTATCACCAGCTAGCTGAAATGTGGAGGTCTCGCCTTGGCTCTTGATTTCATCGGCGCAGATTTCATGACGCTGAAGTGTACGTACTGGCTCAAGACTGGTCACGACGACTGGACTGGTCAAGATACATATTCAGCCCCGGTCGTTGCCAGATGCTGGTACAAGAAGGATTTCAAGCTGATTCGCAATGAGCGTGGTGAAGAGGTGGCAGCTAAAGCCATGTATCTGTCTGATAAGCTGACGCCAGTAACCAACGGGTCATACATCGCATTCGGTGAATCAACAGAGATTGACCCGATTGCGGCTTGTGCATCCGTGGTGATTGGCGTTGGCTTAGTGCCTGCTGATGCTCTTGGTTCGTCTGACCTAAACAAGGTCTACGTCTGATGGCTATCAAAAAGGCAAAGTTCGTCAACAACATGCCAAAGGTGATCGCTGAGATTGACCATAAGGCTGGCCGAGCTGTTTATGCTGCCGCGACAGTGCTTGATGCTTATCAGGCGACCAACGTCCCGATTGATACGTCTGCATTGGCAAACAACCGCTCTATCGAGCTGAAGCAATCAGGCACTGTGGCAAGCGCAATACTGAAGTTTCACCAGTCATACGCAGCAGCAGTCCATGCCAAGGTTGGAGTTAACTGGAAGCGGCCAGATGCCATTGACCAGTGGCTTTCAAAGTCGGCAGAAGAATCACGCGATGACATGCAGTCAGCAATCGTTGGGGTTATGAAGCTATGAAGCACATTGACGATATTCGCGACTGGTTGATTGCAAACAACCTTATTAATGGATACAAGGTGCAGCCTTACGAGTGGAAGGATTCAACCATCACCACAGATAGATTAATCGTTATTCAGCCTGACGGCGGCCAGCCTGTTAACGGTGAATTCCGGTCTCCATTCGCTCGCCTACTAATAATCGGCCAGAAGGCGGAAGCACACCAAGTAGCAAACGGCGTTGTTGACCGCGCAAATGGTATAATCAAAGCCATGCAGGACAGTTACAGCCAAGGCCTAAACTTCCTGATGGTGCCAGTGAATGACATTTCAATCACGGCGCGAACTGAAGATGGCAGGCCATACTGCCAAATAAATTTACGAATATTGGCAAACAAAGAGGGTTAAAATATGACCGTGGCCTATACTGGACGGGATCGACTGCTAAGTTTTAGTGTATGCAAGCCTAGTGATGGCGGTGAGCCTTTGGCAACCGTTGCGGCTCGCACTTTCCTTCACGTTGGCGGCACTCGCGGCAAGACCAAGAATGCCTCTTGGGATACCGCTGATTCAACTTCGTCGGATAGTCCGCAATTCAACAAAGAATATCTTGTTACCTTCAAGGAAAACACACTGTCAATCGACGGCATATACATCCTTGATGTTGCTGGAAACTTGGACGCGCTTGAGGATGCAATCGTATTTCCTGATGCCACAAATCAGGAAAGCCAGCCGTTTATGTGGTTGAAGTTTGAACACCCACAACAGGTTACTCGTTACTTATTCGGCATAGCAACAAGTTTTGAGCGTGGCGAAGCCTATGATGGCGCAGCAACCTATAGCCTTGAATTCCAGATCATGAAAGAACTGAAGGGGGCGTAAATGGCCGAAATTCCAAGTATCTCTCTGGCTAGAGATGGTGTGTTTAGTGTGGCATTCTCCACGCTGACGGCAAGCGACACCATCACCATTGCCAGCAATCAGTACCTTCTGTTTCATAACGACACCGCAGGATCACTGACTGCTCTTGTTGACGGAGCTGGCTCAACTGTGAAGCAGGTCGCTGGCGTTGGCTCCGTTGACACATCAGGTGGAGTATCAGTTGTCGTGCCTGCTGGTGAATTCAAAGTCGTGAACGTCAATTCGCGCTCTGAGTTCTTCAAGGGTGTGGTGACAATCACTGGCGCTGTAGGGTTGAAGCTGGCAGTGCTTAACGCATGAGAAAGGGGCTTTACGCCCCTTTTTATTGAGACAACCTTTTTATGCAGCACTCAACCTCTGCGATAACATCATCAAGCCCAAAAGCCCCATTACGCTGCATTTCAGACAGCACACGCTCAACTTCATAAATGGTCGACTCCGCAACATCCAGCTTACTAACAATCTCATCGTGCGAACTAATTGCGTGAAGTGTGTAATCAGCCACCTTGTCACCAGAAAAAGACTCAAGAATGACCCCATCATCGTCAACAATCAGGCTACCCGATTCGTCGTCAGTATAAATTTCAACAGGAAACACATCACTCATCCTCAGATACTCTTTCATTTCTTTCTCCTTGTTAAGTTAAAACTATTACACACCAAGCAAGGATAGCCGTCAAGCTCAACGTGGTAAAATCATGCAATCACAGGAGGATTCATGATAGATACAACGTCTGGAGATTGCATGGTGGAGCACATCGACACGGCCACCGGAGAGGTTACTGAGTGGGTATTCCGCCCTAGCTTCAAAAACCTGTCGCGCATAGGATCACCAAGCGAGATTGTTAGCATCTTCGGAGACCTCTATGGCGCATCGTATGACGGAATGCTGAGAGAGTGTCCTAGTGCGTTTATGCCGCGATTGATGGAGCTTGCGCATAAGTCTGTATTGCAGGCTGCGCTTCACATTCTTTATTCATGCTATGAGGGTGAAGATGATGGCGGATTGGTTAAGTTGCTTGGTGGATTCTCGCCAAACTACCACTGCACCAAGATTCTGTACCAAGTCGGCAAGATGCCAACCGACAACATCATCGCGCTGGCTAGGTCATTGCTCAAACACGGCATGATTGGCACAAAGAAATCAGATGGTGGCGGCGACTACGTACCGCAGTGGAATCCGGCAGAGTTTATCGACCTTGCCCGTACAGCGTTAAAGCTGCCACTTGCTGAAGCTGAACAGCTAACCATGACCCGCTTTCAGCGCCTGATAGACCAAGCATATCCTGATGCTAAAAAACCAGAGCGCGACATCATGAACAAAGAAACCTATATGGCGCTAATGCGCGACATCGAGAAAAAGAAAGGGGCTAAATAATGGCTACTAGCGCAGGCGAGTTGATTTATACCGTTGACATGGATACGTCAAAGCTGATCTCAGTCAACCGCCAGACTGCCAACGAGATAAGCAAGACAGACAAGATAATGCGCGGGTTTGACGATGCCATCCAGCAAGCCGAAAACTCGATGAGTCACTTCGCCCCAACAATGACAGGAACAGCCAAAGCGGTTAAAGAGGCTGGTGCGCAATTCCAATTCATGAAGGGCGGGATGTCTGGGGTTGGCTTCCAGCTTCAAGATATCGCAGTGCAAGCCCAGATGGGAACAAGCGCATTCGTAATTCTTGGTCAGCAGGGCTCGCAGATTGCATCACTATTCGGCCCTGGTGGGGCGATGGTTGGCGCGTTCATTGCCGTGGGAGCTGCGCTTGCCAGTGTTCTAGCTCCTTCACTAATGGAGTCAAAAAGTAGCGCGGAGCTGCTAGAGGAGTCGCTATCCTCCCTTGGCAAAATCATGACCACAACCGGAGATGATGCGGATGTTTTAACCGATCGCATTCTCAAGCTGGCAAAAGCAAACCAGCAGGCCGCAAAGACAGAGGTAGCACTTGGCATCACCAAAGCCAAGGACGCGATAGCGGCATCAAATGACATCATTGGCGAGGCAATAACCAAGGCCGATGGATGGACTAACGCCACGGGAAACATGGTTGCAGCATCATCACAGATTGATGATCTTGACGCCATTATGAAACGCTTTGGAATAACGCAAGAGCAGGCGCTTGATGGAAGCATTCCGGCGGCATTCCAAAACAAGATCTCGGATCTCTCGACATACGTAAACACTCTTGGCGGTGAGTTCGGAATGACACAGACTCAGGCTCTTGAGTTTGTACGCGCTGCTGATGAGTTCTCAAAAACTAAATCTGTCGAGACGGCGGAAAATCTGTCGAATGTCATCAACAAGGTAAACGAGGCGAACGGATACGCAAACAGATCTCTTGTTGAGCTTGGCGCAACCATTGGTGAAAACGTCAGGGTCATGCAGGACGCAGCAGACAAGGCCGCCGTACTTGAAAGTGCGCTTGACAATATTGAGCAAGCGGCATCAAGAAGCGAGGAGGCAATCAAGCGAAACACTTCAGCAATAAACAGCCTTATTGAGTCCGCCAAGATGGAGGCCGCCACTATTGGCAAGAGCGCTAGGGAGCGGGCGCTTTATGTTGCTGAATTGGCTGGAGCCACAGATCAAGAGAAGGAGCTTATAAACGTTCAGTACGACAGCATTGAAGCGCAAGAAAGGCAGATTAAGGCAGGGAAGGATGCTCAAAGCGCAGCCAAGAAGGCAGCAGCAGATGCAGCCAATGAGCAAAAACGCCTTCAGGGCCAATACCAGTCAAACGAAAACTCGCTCAAGAAGATGGCGCAGCAGCTTTCTATTGCTGGCCTTTCAACTCAAGGATTGGCAAAAGAGGCGGCAGAGCTTGCGGCGGTTTACTCTCTTGGAGAAGGCGCAACGCAAACCCAGATTGAACAGGCCAAGCAGCTCGCTGGAGCTTTGTTTGACCTTAACGAACAAAAGCGCAAGCAGGCCGAGATTGAAGGTAAGCGCAAGGAAGCCGGCAGATTCGTTGAGCAGGCCTCATTCGACGCAGCTTCACCGCTTGAGCAGATTGACATTGAAGAACAGGCTAAGATTGCCAAGCTTGAGGAATA